AACATTTTTCTCTAGCACCGGGTTATCTCCTGTGAGGCCCGGTGGGAAGATATTTAACGTCCTCTTCCAAGACCAGACTCGTTTTTAAAGAAGGGTCTGCCAAACTTACATTGCTATTGATAACGCGGGGTAAATGTTCGCCGCGGGAAACTTACTGGCATAGTTTCCTAGGTGGGTGATTCAATCACCCGCTACCTCATATAGTTCTCGGTTTATCATCTAACAGCAATTCGAGTGCTGTTTTAGCCGAGGTACCTACTAATGCGCCAACTTCAGGGGCGCCAAAAGATGCTCCAATTATGGTTCCAGCTTCGGGAAATACTCCTGAAATTGATTTCAAAATTGTCTTTCCCGTTTCTTTGATTATATCGAAAAAATCTTTGCTTGCATCTTCAGTAGGTAAAAACTGAGTTCTTGCTGTCTGGAAGGCTCCAAATCCTACTGGGTCTGAATGGCTTGGTGTCGTACCCATGCCTTTCAATTGCGATTCAAAGAAAGCAATTGCTTTAAACTGGAATGTTTCCCCAGGTTGTCCTCCATTTATTGCAATCAATAATGGGTGATAAAGTCCACTGGCCGTCGCTCTAGTGGAAGGGAAATAATTAGTATATTCTTCATACGCTAACACTGATTCATTTGTAGGATAATAGGGAACATAACATCTTGAGGACTTAGACACTGAACATGTCTTTGATGTTGGAATGTTCCTGATTCCGGTGAAAGATTGTAATAATCCCCAATCTTCTAAACCTGGCGACTGTATCACAGTCACCGCACCAGATTGATTCAGTGTTGTTCCAGTATATTGCACCTCAACTCCCGCTGCAACTAATCTCATAGGAGAATCGTCAACACTGGGAGGAGAATAGACTTTCAAGTAGGAATTTGAATTGGAACCTGATAATTTTCCAGCAGCATGTTCGGCTGCAGTAAGTCTTATGTCTGAATAGTCATAAGTTGAGGTAGTAGTCACAACAGGGTATTCTACATACGACGCTGTCGCTGAATTGTCTCCTGAGAACATCAACCAAGGGCAATAAGCAATCAGTGCAACACCATTGGTGCCGACTATTGCTTGGCCATTACAAACTGTTTTCAGCTTGTAACTAGGAATACACACTCCATCTGGAATGCATGGTTGGTCGATGTTCACATCCCAAGGGTCAATTGATGCCCTTGCATAATCTAATAGACAATGTGATAATTTGACGTGCGACATCTGAGGCTTTGCCTTAATTTGTTGCTGCCTGTTGTTGACTGAATTAGCTAACGCCATTTTCTTCTTATTTTGGCTTGTAGCTAAATATTTGAGCCATTTCTTATTTTTCTGTTCTGCAGATAATTTTCTATTTGCAGGTTGGGACATAAATTGTTTTCTATTTAACATTTTTCTTAATGGTAGGTTAAGCCGCATTACAAATCAGCCTTTCACTGACACCATTATGGCTCATAGTCCCGTAACTATCGGGACATAATTGGAATAGTGTTGATCTTGTTTATTTGTGGTATAATTTTCTGCCACATAATTTTCATAAAAATGAGTCGCATCTTTTGAGAAATTACTTTCTAAAGATGTTAGTCTCAACACTTTCCCTAATTGCAAATTCTGTATCTCATTCTCAGCTGCCAGTTGCTGAGCTATAGTGATATTGAATTTGCGTTCCATCAATAGTCGGGTATTTATTTTGATAGGTTTTGATAGCATTTCTATTGTATTTGGAGTGAGTCTTAATGATCCCCCATTTACATTTCTGACATGTTGGATCATTTGTATAGTTAATTCTAATTCATAAGTATTTTCCCAATCTATTTTCAATGGAACATGTGAAGTCAGTTCCAAAATTTTAACTGCTAAGGGTTTTATGATTGGGCATGCTGGGTATTGATACAAAGCAGATAATGCTTTACATTTTAATAAAGATAATAATTTCTTTGTTTTTGCTTTACCATATTTTACACCATTTAACCAAAATATGTTTAATAATACATCTATCGGATCGGTGATTATGTCTCTGTCGTCTTCATCGAAAATCAGACCGCAGAAACTAGCTTCAGAAATTCTTTCAAAGATTTCTAATTTTATGGTAAATCCCAACACTTTAAACATATTAGAATTTGGTAATTTATGACGGTATACTTTAGTCAAACCATCATCTCCCTCCACCACTAATTTCATTTCTTCCTCAGTGTACCCTAATTCGTGCAATACGAATTTCGTTAGGAAAAAGTTAGCTATGCCATTACCTAGAGAAGTATTCATTTCTCCCGACATTCTTGAGGCTTGAACGTTCACGCGAAAATTTTGGAAATAGCACTGATTCGTGCTCTTTATAACGTTCATTAGTTCGTCGAATTCTTTCTTATTTGGTACATTTTGTAGTAAATAATCATAAACTACTTGTTCGACGTTTTCTATGGCACTTTTTACAAAATGTGATTCATATTGTGAATAGTCTGTTGCCATATAAACACATCCTTCCTGATAAATGTAATCTTTAACATAATTTCCGCGCTCTGATACAGGCACATGTTTAATGAAGGATGGAATCTTATAGATTACATTTTCCATGGCCTTAATAAAAGGCCCGAGTTTTATTTTGAAAGCATCAATCCGAGCAAAAATATTTCTCGGATATTTATATTCAGGATATTGTTCTTTCTTCATAAAACATTTGACTCTAGCATATTTAGATGCTTTGAACGGTTTATTAGATATCCGTTCATTTTCTTTCCTTAATTCTTCCTTTCGCCATAATGGATAATTTGTGTGATTTAGCCAATTTTCAAAACTTAAATCTTCATCGAAAGGAAGTGGTTTTAGGTGCTTTTTGCACCAATCTGTAACATAGGATTTTAGTTTAGCGAGCTGGCCCAAGTCCCCAACTGGTGGGGAAGCAAGCATACGCTTTTGGACGCCCAATGCCATCCCTTTATGATGTTTGGTATCTGGCGCCGGAAAAAGAGCACCATAAACATGCATGCCGCTAGACACGAGCATCGGATGATGCAACGTCTGAGATTGTAAACTGTTATACTCTTTGAATTGTGCATCAGTCTTGATTGGGGGAAAATTTGGCAAGTCAATCTCTCCGACCCTATATCCGAAGGCATAGCGGCCGGGTCTAGCGGCGTTAGCCGAAAATCCAGGTTAGTTTTAAGGAAATAATCGCCATGCATTTTGATGGCGTATGCGTAAATTAGAGAGCCATTTCTAATTGTCTCATCAAATTGATGAGATCTGTCAACATTTACGCTAGTAATCTGATGAATAGTCTTGTTTAATCTCAACCAAGATTCATCAGGTGTCAGATCTATTGAAATATTACCATGCGTCGATGCTTGGTGGATTAATTCCGCTGACGCATGCAGAGTGGTTTTCCTCACTGGTATTCTGACATTAATAATATTATTGATGTGCCTGTATTCGGTTACATCATAGCTGAAAATGGTAGTTCCATGTTTCATATCTGTGGTTTGTTCTACGTCAGTACGGAGATCATTAATTTGCTCATTAGTGAGACAGACAATGTTGTCAATTTCCACAGAATTCGTATATGACGAAAAAATATTGTATATACGACATGTCGGCAACGTCCAAGCTTGTAAAAACCCAGGAAATGCCGACCAATTTCTCACTCTGTTTGCCATGTCCAGATCCTTTGTAGTTAATTCTTTAGTAACATCTGGAGTGGGCGTAGTAGATGGGGAAGCTGGACTATGAATTGTAGTATTGTCCGTTGAATAATTATTATTCAAATATTGTCTTAAGGCTTTAATTCCTTCTTCTTCTTCCCTAAATGCGCGGCGTCTATCATTGGAGGCATCTTGATATCCGCGCTGTTTTTGCTCTTCTTGGTTTAAAGCAACATCAACTAGTGTTTTTGCTTTATGAGCTTTTCTTCCATTTTGCCGTTTACTTCTAATTCTCTCGGCATTGATCTCTTCATGTGTCATCGGTTTCTTATTATAAGGCACCGAATTAGATTTATTGACAGTTGGTTTAACTTTAACTGTCTTCTTCGCAGACTGAGAAGCACGCGGAGATCTAGGCGTGTTCTTCTTTGGAGTAGGTGCTGCGCTATAATTTCTAAAATTAACTTTATCCTTCTGCGCATAAATTCCAATATTTTTCAAAAAATATCGTGCCGAATCGGCCGATCTTTTATGGGTCATTCTATTTATATCGACCACTAACGTGAGAATTTTCTCTCTGAATCTTTCGACTTCCGTATCGTCTGTTCTCGCTAATAATGCAGAACATTTTCTATTTATGAAAATAGGTTGTGAAACATCCTCCTTTAGGAGTATCATGTACTGTCTCACATTTTGTTTGAACTCTCTGATTAAGTTCACAGTTCGTCGGACGGTCTGGTCGTCAAATGATCTTTGTGCATGTGTTCTCACGGGTGATTGTGTTCCATTAGGTGTCGATGTGGCACTGCCCGGTACGCTAGTCCGTACAGCAAGCTGTTCCTGTCTTCCACAGTCAGCAGTGCTTTTCTTTTGACGGAAAATTTTCATTTTCCCAACTTTCCCCGGTACGTTAGTCCGCACACTTAAGTGTCCCTGTCTTCCACAGTCAGGAGAGTTGGGTATGTAAATTGGTATTAAATTCGCGGGATCGTTAATGACTTCAGCGTTCGCC